CCCATTTGCTGCAAGTCTTTAATGACCGTGAGGGCGTAAGCAGGGCGGATTTCTCCGTTATCCAGTTGAGTTGCGCTGAGTATTCCGGGAACGTTTTCCAGCAAGACGACTCTTGGTCGTAGCTCGCCGATAATTCGGGCAAACTCAGGCCAGAAATTCCGGCTATCATCCTCGCCTTTTCTGCTACCAGCAAGGGAATGCGGCTGGCACGGGAATCCGCCGAAGATAAGATCGACGGTTGGGAGATTGTATCTTCCCACGTCTCGAACATCGGAAAACTGGATTGCGTTGGGAAGGTGTTGTCTAAGGAGTCGTCTGTTGAATTCATCTATCTCCACCTGCACCTTAATATCAAATCCGGCGGCTTCCGCCGCAATATCCAAACCGCCGATGCCGCCAGAGAACAATGAAATCGCGGTAAACCGTTTCATCTCGCCACCTCCACACCCTTAACCGTCAATCTGTAGACGCGCTTGATTCCCGTAGGCCAGTTCCCGCCGTCGGCTGTTTTCCCTCGCAGCGCGGGGAGGTCGGTTTGCGCGATGTATTCCAGATAACCGGATGCAACAAGTGCGCTGAATGCACGGAACGGGTGTTCTGTCCCGTGTTTATGGACACCAAGCGAAGACACGATTACGGCAAACGGATTATCCTTATTGTGCTGGTAGGACGTGCGAAGTCGATTTAACACTTCCTCATCCAAGATAGTCGATTTGCCAAATTGCTGTTGAATCATATCAGCACAACCTCCGCGCAACCTAGACAACGCAGGACTTGGTTCACGACGCTCAGGGGATTGTCTTCAATCATCTGCGGACTGTAGCGAAGGACGCGATAGCCGAGTTCGTTAGCCAGGTTCAACTTCTCTTTGTCCTTGTCGCCAGCATGTCGCCCACCGCCGACGGCATACTTTCCCCCGTCCACTTCAATCAGCAGCTTGTCCGCCGGGAATGCGAAGTCTGCACGATGCTTCCGCTTGACCACTTGCGAAAACGGGTACTCGCTAACGGGTATCGGGCTACCCGCTGGCGCAAGCTGAATCCAGCGCGTTAGAAACAAGTGCGCTTTGTCGGCATTCTTGTTGACCGCTGGCAACTTAATCATTTTCGCCGCCTTTGGTTTACGGGAAGGCCGCGACTTTGGCTTGCTATAGCTAGTACGGGCGGTCTTGGTGGCGAGTTTACGAGTGGTCATTTACCGCCTTGTCTTTGCTCACAACTATCTCGTAAGCGGCGCTCACGGCTTCGCTCACGGTTTGCTGTGGACGACTGATGAAGACGTGTTTACCCTGACCGTCGGCAACGAACACAAGGCCGCTGACGTGCTGGATACTGTACCCGCTGGCTTGCAGGTAATGGATAAGCTGGTTTTCGGTGGTCATGGCGTTATCATCATTGGGTGATATTTAATCGCGCCGCCAACATTCTTACTGTAAGCAAGCCACTGCGCCACGGCCATCGGTTCGTATTGATCGCTAACGCACAAATTCCATTCCGGTTTGCCGGAGGAACTTGGAAACGAGACTCCGAAAATAGGCATTTGCGATTCCACCCAAACCGTTGCATCTGTTGAGTTTGCGTAAATTGTCAGGAGGGTTGGGTTTGGATTGATGATAATCAGTAACTCAAATTGCGGAACAGGGGGTTCCACGTTTTCGCGTGGGGCAATGGCGCGATTGGCTTGGGTGGTTTCAAGCTGTTCAATTCGCGCCTTGAGTGCTTCGATTTCCTGCTGTAATTGCTCTGTGCTGTTTTGTTCCATTAGAGTAGCCTCTGTTGAATAACGGTCTCAATTTTCTCGATTTTCTGGCGTTTCACTTTCCCGTGTGCTGCAATTATCCGTTTGGATAACCGTCGCCAATATGCGGTTGAATCGCTTGCCCATCTGATGATGACTGTTACCCGCCGCCCGTCTGCGAAGTCCACACGAAGGACATGCTGACCGTTATCCATCCAAATATAGGCGGCCTCTATTGTGAATTTCTTATCCACAATTTTCTTGAGCATCCACTGGCAGCGACCTTTGATTTCCGGCAGCGGCGCTAACTTGTCTGGTAGACTAGCGCGCTCATACGGCTTGATTTGCGCTTTCCAGTTGACGGGTTCTGTTACGTCTTTTCCCATTCCATACTCCCATCCCATTATACTAAACAGTTTGAAGACGGAACACGTGTTCCGTCTATGCGTCTTTTTACGGTTACTTCATCCCCATGATGATGGAGACCTGTTTGCCAACCTCGCCAACAATAATCATGTTGTTGTAAAAGCTGACTGGCGTTTCGTTTTCAAACCCGTACACCGCTTCCTCCAGGAAGCGTCCGCTCATTCTTTGCGTGTGGTGTGGGAAGTTGAACGGGGTGACGGCTTCCATCTCGCACGTAACATTTCCAACATCCGGCGCACACGCGCTCACGGTCAACTGGTTCACATCCGTTTGCAGCGTAATCGGGTCGCTGTCGTTAACTTGTCTACCGAATACCCGCGCCCGTTTTGCCGCCGCCTCAATATCTTGTGCGAATACAGTGAACGGGGTTAACCGCGTGGGCGAGGGGATGATAGAGCCAAAGTTCATATACTTCATCGACTCGGTGTTGCCAACGGCATACTTGCTGGCGGGTGTCCAAATATCAGGAAAGCGAGCGATTACTTCCGGCTGCCAGCTTACGTGAATGCGGTAGCCGTCAGCCCCAACGACCACTTCACCGCTGTCTAGCAGACAACGGTAGACATAACCCAAAACGGGTCTGTCCTGATATTTCGTTGTGACCGCCCCCATCTTGACCCAACGCTCAATGCGATTGAGTTGAGATTTGGTGAAACCCTGTCCCTGCCGTACCTTTTTCGATTGTGATCTTTTAGCCATTACGGACACTCCATTTATGCGTTAGCCAACGATTTTCAATTTCGGCGTTCACTGACTTCTGTAATTCATGGATGGCATTACTTAGTTGCCGCCCCATACACGCTTTGCCGTAGCACATCAGGTCTTCCGCCCATGCGCTTAAGTCATCCAAATATTCCCGCTCCCAACTAACCACTAGGCTATCGAGTGCGAGGACTGCTGCCAGTTTCCAGCAATCGGCGATGTCGTTGTCAATACTGACAATGCTCATCAGGACTTCGGAGTCGCATACACGGGCGAGAACCCGTGCGCTGCGATCTGCAATCTGGTAGGTTTCGTGTTCGCAGAGGCTCATGCGTACACCGATTGCTGGCGCTCATCACGGGCTTCTAACTCGTTAGCGAAGGCGCGGATGGCCTCGCGTAAGTCTTCGGTTACCATCCAACGATCCATGTCTTCGGTGTCCTGAAACCAGTAAGCTACGGTGATACCGTCAGTGACGGCTTCCACGTAGATGTTGGCGGTTTCCAGAAACCCAATACCCGTCATCTGACCGGGAAGGTCGTCAAGGGCAATCTCGCGGATCATCGAAAGCAAGGTTTCGGCTTGGAGGCGGTAGTTGGGGGTGGTACGGATTAGGCTAGTCATTGGTTGTCATCTCCTATTTTTGGTTTACTACCCGTGTGCGGCGGGTTGTTTTCTTAACTTTCTAAAGTATAGCAGACTATATACATATTGTCAATAGTATGTATATAGTCGAATGTATAGCTTTGCCGAATTTACTTTATTTAGAAGAGGGCGGGGTTAAAAGAGGGTGGGTTGGCTAATGCGCTCGGTGGCGAGGCTATCTAGTACGCTGGCTTTGAAATCGCCGGGGAAGTCTTCGCGCCAGTGACTTGCTGCCAGTGGTAGGCTTTTGAGGTTGCCTTTGTAGAACACCGCCACCGATTGCGAATCGAGGGCGGTCAACAGAGAACGGAAGTGGTCTACGTCGGGCGGGAAGTATTTACGACCTGATGAAGCTGCCCCGATTACCGTCCACTGGATAGCGCCTGAATAGCTGGAGACAAGTGCCGACACGTCCCATGACAGCGGCTCAAACGAAATCCAGCGCACGGGTACATCCACCCGCTCCAAGATGCCCAGTATACGTGTGAGCATGGCGGTTTGCTGTTTACGCGCAAGCGGTTTGCCAAACATGAAATCCGGCGGCGAGGATGCGCCCACCCACACGTTAGCGGGGAACTTGAATTGCAGCAGGCGGGGCGCGTTTTTGGTGAGCAGGAAATAGATGTGCTGCGGGGTTTCCCGGCATACGGTTAACACTTCTTCAATCTGTTCAGATGGCACCCACGCGCCCATCAAGTCCGACATCGAGTCGAGAAATATTCCGGCTGGCGTATGGAGCGCCGTTGGTTCTTTAAGACGCTCTGGATTAAAGTAGTGATGGTCAAACCCATGCGGCATAAATTTATCCGACCTGAATTTATTAGCAACGGTTTCCGCATAGCATTCGGCAGTCGTGCCATCGGGCATTGTCCATCGACAGGCGTGATGACAACCGCCAACTGGATTCCATGTGTACCCGCGCCGTCCGTAAACCCGCGTCCATTCGATAGAACTCTTACTTTCTGGTTTCTGTTCATTCATCGAAACGTCCCTTTTTAAATAGTTATACGTATTATACGGTATATGTATATCGTTAGACAATAGCCATTTTGCCGGATGCTGTATACGGGTTGCGCCGTGAACGGGTTGAGTCCGCTTAACTTTTTGTGTATACTGTAGAACAATTGAGCATACTATTGCAACGGATGAGGGCGCAACTTGGAAAACGAGCCGAAGATAAGCCGGAAAAAGATTAAAGACTTGCAACAAGACCCGTCAAACGCTAATGCGGGTACAGAGCGCGGCCTCCGTATGCTGGATGACTCGCTTGCTGAAATCGGACTAGGGCGCGCTGTTGACAGAGGGTTTGAGGATGCGATTATCGTGCATACGACGGGTAAACAGTTGGTAGTTGTGCAGCGGGACGACCTAGACTTACTCATTGATGACCCAAACAACCCCGCCCGTAAGCTGGCGTATGCCGACAATAGGACTTCCGAAATCGGGTTAGCGTGGGATGCCAGTCGGATAGCTGCCGACATTGAGGCCGCCGCTATCAAAGAAGCCAGCTTGCAGGCCACGCGCCAACTTGCTGAACGCTCGGACATGATCCGAGAAATTTCAATGGTGCAATCGGAGTATGCGCTCCGCCATGCCGAAATAACCGAGTTACAGCCACGACTCGACCAACTGAAAAATGAGCTTGTTTCAACGCAAACCAAAATGGACGCATTGAAGCAAGCGGGGACTGATAACTACCAACTGATTAAAGAACACTATGTGGTACAAGATACCCGCCATCCTTTTACCCAGCGTGCTTGACGCGAAAACGGAAGCTGGCTAGCGGAAGCCAGCGAAACCGGAGGAGTGGGAATCAGAGGACGGAGGACAGAGGAGTGGGAATCAGAGGACGGAGGACGGAGGACAGAGGACGGAAGCCGGGTAACAGGATAAAAAACCCGGTTTTAGTTCCGTGTCCCAAACGGATAAAAGTTGCCCACCGGATGCGCCACTGGGCGACTCGAAATCGACTGAATTTTGACCGCCGGAAGCGCCAAAACGGAAGCATCACGAATTAGGAAAAACGCCCAAAAAAAGCGTCAACAAGCACCAAAAAACGGAAGGCATAAGAACACTCAAATTGGCCGTTTTTCGCAAAAAGTTTACTCATGATAATGCCCGTTATCACTTGCTAAAAGTTTAACCGAAGTTAATTCGCCGCCTGCCAGTAGAATAAATGTTCTTATTCTGGCATATCAGAATTGTGTTAGGATTAGCGAATTGTTGAGGAAACAATTATGAGTTCAGATGATGACCTATTCGCCAGCATGTCAGCAGCCCTACAGCCAACAGGCTTATACGATAGCGACCTAACCAACCCGCTCCTAGCACCCGGTCAACTAGGCCAACTTGCCAGCCCACTACTATTCGGCAGACAGGCTACCGAACGCCGGGTAATCATTGACCGTAAACGCCAAGCACTGGAAAAACTGATCCCCAAGTTGCCAGCAGAAAACGAAAGCTGGCTGATATTATCTAACGGTAGCGGAAGGGAGCGCCAAGTTGATCAAACCGGATTCGACTTCGGTACGTATGTTATCCATTTGGCAGGACTGATGGGAGTTGACGCACGTGTGCATGTGAGTACTTGGGTTGCTAATCGCGACTTCGTGCTATCGGCAGCCGACATGCTGGCAACTGGAGGAATTGGCTACTTCGTGTTTTTTAGCGACCCATTCTTTCACCGCAAGCGAAGTACATCAGGCACTGCAAACCTACTCAAAGAGGTATGCGCTGCATACGCGCCACGTGCGTCATATAGGGCATTTGCCAACCATGCGAAGCTGCTATTGGTTGCCACAGCGGACGAGTCAAAAACCGTAACCATTACGTCAAGCGCAAACCTATCCTCTGTGGCACGTGTTGAACAGTTTACCGTAGACGGCAACCGTCAACTATATCAGCAGATCAAAACCGAATTTTTCGACTATATGCTAAAAAAGGTGAAACCGACATGACAAACGATAGTATCACCCGCACCCGTGCCACAGAGGAGGAGCTTCAGGAGCGTATCGGTCAGATAGTGTTGTTGAGGGTTAGGGGCTTTAACCAAACGGAGATAGTTCGGTTCATTGCCAGCAGCCCCGCCCACGAATGGGCGCATGGGCTTACGCGCCGACACTTGACCAATTACGTCAAAAAAGCTGACATGGAACTCACGCAAGGCATCAGCACTCAAGACCGCCGCCAGATGAAGGCGCTTGCAAACGCAAGAGCGGAACACCTCTACCAGAAGTCATTGTCTTTCAACAATATCCAAGATGCACTCAAATCGCAACAGATGCTAAACCAGTTGAATCACCTCGATGACCCGATTGCGCCCAGCTTAGCCGAACACGCCGCCCTCAACGGCATTGACGACCCAGAACGCGTACAAGAGGCAGCAGTGATGATATTCGAGATTGCCGCCGCAGCGCCGGAACAGTTTACCGCCCTCTATCAAAACTTAATCGAGGTATACGATGCAATCAAAACCAACCAGCTTGCCAGTCTCAACGATTAACGCGCTCCTAGAGCAGACAGCCAACAGGCTTACTCGCAAGCAGGCAGCCAGCCAACAGGAAGCAGCTTCCGTGCCGACCTTGACCGCGTTCAAGCAAACGCACTGGAGAGGGTATCACCCCGCGCCCCATCAGGCCGCTATGGATGAGGTACTGTCCTCAACAGCGCGTTACATTATCTCGGATGGTGCGGAAGGCAATGGGCGCGCGTATATCGCCATGCCGCCCAGACACGGGAAATCATGGTCATTGCGATTTTACGCCGCATGGCTGTTAGCGCAACGCCCCGACATCAACTTGATGATTGTCGCCCACAGCGCTCGGCTGGCTATTGACCATAGCCGAGCCGTGCGCGGTATCATCACCCGCCCTGAGTACCAAGCGCGTTATCCGCATGTCAAGTTAGCTGGCAGCCGAACTCAAAACCGATGGGAGACCAGCGCCGGAGGAGGGTTATTGGCAGCCGGTATCCAAACCAGTGTGGCGGGGTTTCCCGCGCAAGCTTTGCTTTGTGACGACCTAATTGGCAGCCGAGCGGACGCTGAATCCGCCACCATCAGACACCGATTAGAGGAGACGTGGGATAGCGACCTACTTACCCGACTGGACACTAATGCCGCTATCGTTATCTGTGGCACTCGTTGGCGGGTATCGGACATCTACGAATACGCCACACAGGATGAGGACGACTGGCAAGTACTCAGGTTGCCCGCGCTTGCGGAGACAGAGGACCCGCTAGGCCGAGTCGAGGGTGAAGCGCTATGGACAAAATACCCCGCCGACTGGTTACAGAAGCAAAAAGAACGGATGGGCGTTTATGCCTTTGCCAGTCTATATCAGAACGCCCCCCAACCGCGTGGGGAAAGCTTATACGACACCTCCAAAATTCAAATTATTGACATCCCCCCGCGTACCAAGACGCAGGTAAGGGCATACGACTTAGCCGTTTCAGGCAAAACGAGAGCCGATTACAGTGTAGGGGTATTGCTGGGCAACACCGAAGATGCGAAGTACGTCATTTTGCACGTAGACCGCTGGCAGAGTGATCCAGTTACCACGTTTGAACGCATTATCCAAAATGCCCAGCAGGACGGGAAAGAGACCCGCATCGTTTTGGAAGCCGATAACCACGCTAGAGCGCAGCTTGATTTTCTTTTGCACGACCCGCGATTAGCGACCTACACAATCGAAACCCGCCAGCCCACTGGAGACAAGTTCACTAGGTCGCTAGCAGCAGCAGCCCGCGTCAATAATGCTCAGGTTTCGATGATGCGTTCAAATTGGAATCGCGCATTTTTGGATGAGCTATCAGCGTTCCCGATGGGCGGAACAGACGACCAAAACGATGCTTTCGTTATCGCGTATAACACGCTAGCAGAGGCCGCCGTGAGCAATATGCCGACAGTGTGGCGGCAGACCAGAGTCAAAGGACGGGATGACAGAGGGATACCCTCTGACCGCTCCGCACAATGGTGGACGCGAGCAAAATAGGTCAAAATCGCGCAGTTAGCCGCCGTCACCGCCGAAGCCAGACGCCGCGATATCGATCTATCGCATCTCATCCATCTGGCGCTCAGCCAGCAAGTCGAAGGGTACGACCCAGACGCAATCCCGCGTCGTGGCACGTATCAGCGTAATCGTTAGACACTTTGGGTTCATCCCGCCGCCGGACGGTTTTTCCGGCAAAAGCTACCCGCGCTCAGGAGGCGCACACAAAAACATGATAAATACAACATGTTCAAATTGCGGCACAAGTTATGGAGCGCGGCGCATCCATGCGGACGCGAACTATTGCGGCGCAAGCTGCAAGCAAAAGGCCTATAGAAAACGTAAAGCGCATTTGAAAAAAGTCATGCAGGGTACGTTCTCAGAGAGTTCTCGCGATTCCGTACACGATCTAGATCGTCGTTATGGGCAGCGTCTATCCTACATGCTAAATCAGATGTATTCCCAATACGGCGGAAAGGCGTTGGAAATGGCTATAGAGATAGCGGAATACGTAGATTTGGATGATCCAGATGATAAGAATTCTAAATATGAATAAAACTAAAATCTATAAAACACCTCGCGATGGGGTGTTTTTGTTTTGTGGTATACTGAGGATATAAGCACAGACGGGGGTAGCTCAAGGTAGAGCAACTGCGATAGAGTAGAAGGTTGGCGGTGCAAGCCCGTCCCCCTGTGCAAACCCGTTCAAGTCTCATACGCCCACGTTTACGGTGGGGGATGGCTGCAAGTAAAGACAGCGCGGGACGAAAGATCAATGCGTGTTGGGGCTATCGTTGGAGCGCAATCAATTGGTCAAGTAGCCTTAATTCCAAGTGGCCGCGCCGAGCAAACAGTCAAGAGGGTAAAACATGAAAGCCGTAACGAACTACCAAACGCAGCGGCTTGCAGGTGAGCGTTGATAATGTCGAAAACGGGTAGCAGGGAAGCGGGTCGCCGACACTTTTATCTGAATTGGTTGAACAACTGGCAAGTTCCCGTTAGGGGGAAAGCATATAATATACCTAGACCCGCATCAGGGGGAAGATGCAATGTAGTCCGGTAACGGCTGCAATGGTTGCGTGATGCTCGTAACATTACATAGGAATCGCACACAAAAACACCCCACGATGGGGTGTTTTTGTTTTGTGGTATACTGAGGATAAACAAAAGGTTATCGTCAGCGACCCCATAGCTAAAGCTAGGGGCTTGTAGCAATACAAGCCATGCTGACCAGACTCAGTTCCCTTCGGGGAACTCCGTTAGCGGTGAATATAGATAGGCACTTTGGGGTGACGTTCCAGCCCTGAACGCTGCGGTACACGATTAAACAGGTTGAGGGTCTAAACCAGTGTCGTGTACATAAAACCACCGCATAACATTGTCGAGGAAGACTTCACCCCGCGCAAGCGGAGCAGGCTTTGAGGGAGAGCCATAGGTAACTTAAATCTCCCTTTCCCTTTGGGGATACTTGTCCGACAGAATTGAAAGGGCTAAGGTGCTTACCTCCCCATAGCTAAAGCTAGGGGTATCTCGCACCAATTTTGATGACAAAATACTGGTTATTTACGGGACCCTACTATTATGCCTCAGCAGCGCTTGGTGATCTAGATGGCGTATTCGATAGCCTTGAAAGCGCTAAAGAGGCGTGGGATGGGGAGTCCGACTGGGCATACATTGCGGAGATTGCAGACTGCGATTCGACTGAAAATGCCTGGTTTGCCCGAACTGGCGAATTTGAGCCTGGTTGGTTCAAAAGCGATAATAACTCTCCGAGCCTAAGCCAGAGCGGTTGATTTTTAGACAAAAAAGAACACCCCATCGCGGGGTGTTTTCGATTCCGGATTTCAGTGAACGGGTTAACGGCAACCTCGTGCGTTTTCTGCATACGTTTACGGATTGCCGAGAATAAGTCTTATCAATCTATCGTAGGCAGTTTCCGCTTTCGCTATCATCACTGTCTCCCGTGTTGATGATGCTTACTACCTTCAATACCACAAACGCCCCAATAGAAAAGGACGCAACCTGGCTAATTATCGCAGGAAGGCGCAAAACGGTAATAACTGCTACTAGAGCCACGCCTAGAATGATGTACCCCGCAAAGATACCTATATTACTTTTGAGTGTCACTTTTACACCTTTTCGCGTGTGCCTGTAATCACTTTGAACATCTCATCCTCCGCATTCAGGTTAACCAGTGCGCTAGAATCCACGAGGACGGCAGCGCCGGATGCGTTCACGACGAACAAAGTATCTGGGTCCATTCTACCAGAAAATAGCAAACTGTAGGGGTTGGGAACGGCGGTATGAAAAGTGGCGAAACGTAACCCTGTTTTTCGTTTTGTAACAATGGTCACGGGGAAAAGTGTATTGCTCATAAGGGGATATTCTCCGTTTGTGGGGTAGATCAATTATAGATCAATTGTCCGTAAATTAAAACGCTGAATTTCGTAAACAAAGCACCAATTTTATATTAACTTTTTATCAATAGACACACTTGTTAAAACAAGAATATTTGTGCTACAATAAACGCAATATTGAGCGCCTTGAGCGCCGCAACGTATATTTAACGAGAACGCCACAGAGTGTCTAACATTCTGTGGCGTTTTTTGTTTGGGGCAAATGTGAACGAAATCGACCATAGGCCAACGTTAACCAATCGCATATCCCGTGTTGTCCGTGAACTGGTAGACACGCCGCCGCGCATTGTCAAGCACTGGAGTATCCGCTGGCGCAACATCAGCCCGACGAAAGACATCGGGCGGGTGGGGTATGGCTTTTGGGATCGGGCGCGGCATGGCAAGGCGGCAGGCCTAGAGATTTCCGGCCTGCTGCTCAAACCACTGGAAAGCAAGATAGCCAGCTATGTGCTTGGTGAAGCCCCAACCTTTAAACTTCAAAACAAGGATGCCGAAATTAGCCTGAATACGTGGATGGCTGACCAGCATACCGACATACTGGAAACCTATCAACACGCGCTTGGGTTAGCTGACTTCTATATCATCTTTAATGGTGATGGCGCGATCACCCCAAAATCTCCCGACATCGCAACACAGATAGTAGACCCAAACGATTACAGCAAGATCATCGGTTGGACGTTTACCGAAGTCATCCCGCATCCCGAAAGTTTGTCCACGATGCGAATAGAAGACTCGTATACGGCACTAGAGCGCGTCCGCGTGGTAACGGTTAACGGAAAAACGGCAACGACGGTTTACCCAAATCCGTTGAAACGGATACCTGTCGTGCATGTAGCGAATAATCCGAGCGCGAATGAAGTATTTGGTAGGCCGGAAGGCGAGGCGCTTGTCACCCTGCTGCACAAGTACGGGGATGTGATGGACGCTGCGATCAAGGGAAATATCCGTCAAGGTCGCCCAACCCCCGTCATTGAAAAGATGGGCGACGCTCAGCAAGTCGAAAACTTTTGGACGCTCATGGGCAAACGGCAGAATCAGACGGACGACGATGGCACGACGCACGAATACACCGAAGTCAATTTTGATGCTGACCTGCTTGTCACCCTTTGGGGGGATGCAGTGTTCAACTGGAAATCTCCATCCGGCTTTATTGGCGAAACAGAAAAATTACTCGGTCTCCTGTTTTACTTGTTGGTAGAGCATACCGAAGTCCCCGAATACGTGTACGGGAATGCGATAGCCAGTAGCAAGGCATCCGCCGAAGCGCAAGCCGACCCGTTCCATCGCTTCATCCAAAAGAAACGCGGACAGGCTGCGGGATGGCTGACCCAACTCGCCGCCCTACGGGTCGCCTATCAAGGTTTGATTGACTCCCGCCAGCGCACGGATGAGATGCCGACGGTTAACTGGAAACCGTTATCACAGGAAGCGGCGGCCTTACGAGTTGAGGCAGCAACGGCAGCGCGACAAGACGGCAGTATAGACCGCGCAACCTACCTTGCCCTCCTGCCGCTGGACATCGAAGACCCGGCGGCGGTAGTTGAGAAGGCCAAACAGGAAACCGCTGATGAGGCGGACGCAATGCGCGACCCAACGGAAACCGCAATCCAGAATTTGTTAACCAAGCCGGAAACGGCTGACAATGCCCTATAAGGCATAAACAGGAGTAGCAAGAAATGGCAAACGCAATGTATGGTAAGGGTCGTGAGGGATTTGCAAACGCGGCTGTCAATTGGCTATCTGACGACATTCGCTGCATCCTCATTGATGCCGCTGATTACACACTTTCGATTGATACGCACGATTTTCTAGACGACATCCCGGCTGGCGCACGAGTCGCAGTTTCCGGTAACTTGGTAAACAAAACCAATGTGCTGGGTGTTTTGGATGCTGACGACGTGACGTTTACCAGCGTGACTGGCGACCCGTCGGAAATGCTGGTTATCTATAAGCATACGGGTGTTGAGGCAACCAGCCGCCTGCTCGTGAGTTTCGACACGGCGGTGGGGCTTCCTGTAACACCTAACGGCGGCAATATTACGATCACCTTTGATTCGGGCGTAAACAAGATTTTCAAACTATAGCCCGTCTCGTTTGGAAGAGGTGACTAATGGCATCTGGGGAAACACTTATCGCTTGGAATGCGTGGGACGGTTATCCGCCGTCCGCTAACTTCGCTACCCAAGACTTCCGTAACGGGCATCCCGTGATGGACTTTGATGATACGACTGATGAAACGCTGATTTTCGTCGGTATCATGCCGCGTCACTATGCCAACGGTGGGGTGACAATTACGTTGATTTGGATGGCAACAACTGCGACCTCAAATACATGTCGTTGGGAAACCGCCTTTGAGCGCGATGAAGACGGCGGGACGGACTTGGATGCCGATTCCTTTGCCACTGCAAACAGTGCGGGGGGTACAGCACCCGCTACCAGTGGCGCAGCGCGTTATACCACCATCGCGCATACCAGCGGCGCACAGATGGATTCCGTCGCGGTAGGCGAGCGTTTTCGTTTACTTGTACGCCGTGACGCAAACGGGACAACGGGTACGGATAACGTGAGCGGGGATGCGGAGCTCCTTAACGTAGAAATCCGAGAGACGTAGCTCATGGCAAGAGGTTTCGGGACGACTTTTGGCGTTGGGTCAACAGATGCCTTAACGCTCGGCGAAACCGTCAACAATGGTGTTGTCACTGTTTCGGCAGTCGTTTTCCGTAATGGCGGCGGCGGCGGCGGAACGGGTCGCGTCTTCAACAAAACCAGCGAAATGAATATCAGTGTGCAGTCGGGAACCAGCCGACTGCGTTTTTTGCGTAACTGGACTTCGGGTAACGGGGAATGGGAAGCGACCACTACTACGATTGACACGGGGTCTATTTACCATGTCCTCGTCACTTATAATTCCGGGTCAACTGCAAACGACCCCACCATCTGGATTAACGGCACATCGCAGTCAATAACGGAAATCGCGGCTCCAGGTGGCACGAGAACGTTTACAGGCAATGCCTACGTCGTGGGTAACACTTCTGGCGGCACAGGAAACTGGGATGGCTGGTTAGCTGAATTCGCAGTCTGGACACGCATCCTGAGCGCCAGCGAAATTAGTACACTGGCGCAATTTGCTGCCCCAATGCAGATTCCTAGCGGCCTATTCTTGTATATGCCATTGGTGCGCGAAGCGAATAACTTAGAGAATAATAGCGTCACGACGGTGACGGGTACAGCGGTGCAGCCGCATCCGCGCATCATCCCATTCCGGTCATCCGCGCTTAAAATCCCGTCGCTGCCGATCACCCAAGTTTTATCCCCAACAGGTATCGCCAGCGGCGAAGCGTTTGGGACGCTGACCGTCACGACGGGCAATGTCAATAGCGCACCAACGGGCATTGCATCAGGTGAGGCGTTTGGAACGCTAACCGTTACGACGGGCAATGTCAATATCGCTCCAACGGGCATTGCATCAGGCGAGGTGTTTGGGGCGTTGACCGTCACGACGGGCAATGTCAATATCGCTCCAACGGGCATTGCATCAGGTGAGGCGTTTGGAACGCTAACCGTTACGACGGGCAATGTCAATATCGCTCCAACGGGCATTGCATCAGGCGAGGTGTTTGGGACGTTGGCCGTTACGACGGGCAATGTCAATATCGCTCCAACGGGTATCGCCAGCGGCGAAGCGTTTGGAACGCTAACCGTTACGACGGGCAATGTCAATATCGCTCCAACGGGTATCGCCAGCGGCGAAGCGTTTGGAACGCTAACCGTTACGACGGGCAATGTCAATATCGCCCCGTCGGGTATCGCATCAGGCGAGGCGTTTGGGACGCTTACGGTTACGACGGGCAATGTCAATATTGCCCCGACGGGTATCGCATCAGGCGAGGCGTTTGGGACGCTTACGGTTACGACGGGCAATGTCAATATCGCCCCAACGGGCATTGCATCAGGTGAGGCGTTTGGAACGCTGACGGTTACGACGGGCAATGTCAATATCGCCCCAACGGGCATTGCATCAGGTGAGGCGTTTGGAACGCTGACGGTTACGGTTAGCACGACGATTACAGTTAGCGGCATCCCATCCGGTGAAGCCTTCGGAACGATCACCGTCACAACTGGCAACGTGAGCATCGCCCCAACAGGTATTGCATCAGGCGAGGCATTTGGTAATGCAGTCATCACCACTGGCAATGTTGACATCGCCCCGACTGGTATTGCATCCGATGAAGCGTTTGGGACGCTGGTAGTCACGACTGGCGCTGTAAATATTGCACTGACGGGTATCGCATCAGGTGAAGCGTTTGGGAATATCCTCGTTACGGTTGGCAATGTTGACATCGCCCCAGAAGGTATCCCGTCATCAGAATCCTTTGGGGCTGTCACAGTCACGACGGGTAACGTTGATATCGCGTTAACTGGCATCCCCAGCGGTGAAGCCTTTGGGTTGCCGACAGTCGCACTCAGCAGCGTAAGTATTAGACCCATCGGCATCCCGTCGGGCGAAGCATTTGGGGCGTTGGTTGTCACGACTGGCAACGTCAACATTGCGCCCATCGGCATCCCGTCGGGCGAAGCGTTTGGCCTGTTCACTGTAGACATTTACGAGGAAACAGGGACGGCGACCTTGAGCGAAGCACGAGTCCATAAAGCGATAACGAGCGAAGTGATATGACAACACAAACAGCACAGATTTATGATGTCGGGGACTTGGTGACGTTAAAAGTCAGCTTTCGCGTTGGCACGATCAATACTGACCCGACAGTTATAACCCTGAAAGTCAAGAATCCTATTGGCTTAGTCACCTTGTACACCTATGGCGTTGACAGCGGATTGCTTCGTAATGCGATTGGGGACTATCAGTTTGACCTCATCGTGGATACCGAAGGGGATTGGTGGTATCGCTGGCAGGGGACTGGAAGCTGTGTGGCAGCAGAAGACCGTCGTCTTTATGTGCGCGACAGCGTTTTTATATCCTGATGAGGGCTGATTAAG